TTTTTTTTGAACCTATATGATTCATTGCCTTTGATGTAGCATCATCTATTGATAAAAATGATTTACCTATATTTTTTATTGTAGATGAAATATCACTATAAACCCTATCTTTTTCAGTATCTTTTTTTACTTTTTTAGACATATAAGATTTATAAACTTCTTCCATACCATTTTTTCTACCTACTTTTTTTAAAGGCATTACCTCATTATTTTTTTCAAAGTATTTTTGGTATAGTTTTTCCATTGCTTCTCTATCATCTTCTTCAAGTTTTAATCCTAATTCTTGTACTTTAGAATCAAAATCAGCTTGTTGTTCTTTAGATAAATCAGCGGGTTTAGAAACCATTTGAGACGATTCGTAATATTCTGGGTCTGAATTTATAACATCTCCAATATATTTTTCTAAAGCTTTTCCTCCTTGTTGTGCTGCTTTATTAAATGAATCTATTTTAGAGTTATCTGTACCTGGTTTTGATGTGTTATCTATTATGATAAAATTATCACCAAACATTTTTTGGTAATTTTCTATGTGAGGGTCATTATATGAACTAGCCCAAGTTTTTAATATAACATATGGTGGTAAACTATCTTCACCTTCTTTACTTGCTCTAGCAAAGTTTTGTTCAAATGCTACACTTGGATGAGCATATACCATAATCATTAAAACATCATAACCTGCATCTTGAAGTTCTTTTACTTTTGTAGGGTTATTAGCTGTAGTATCCCATATAATATTTGGTTTATCTTTACTTTTAGCTAAACTATCTACTTCTTTGTTTATTTTTGAAGCTGCTGCTGCTAATGATAGTCTTTGTTCTGGGTCTGGATTTCTAGCATATTGGTCAGGATTTAATACTACCCAACCTTTAGATTCAGCTGCTTTTTTGAATTTATCAGTTACAAAAGTTTTCCCAACTCCTGCACCACCAGCCATGATTATAGCTTTAGGTTTTCCTTCTTGTTCTAATAAATTAGTTAATCCCATCATATGTCATAAATATACAAAATCTACCTTAGGAAACCAAGCATATGCGTATTAATCTTTTTTCTTTACTTGCGTTCTGAATTCTGTAAATATTGGTGAGTGTTTTGGGTTTTCTAGGTCAAATAGTCTTTTGACTGTNTTGAATATGTCTATGTTTTCATCTTGTGTACGTTTTGATTCATACATTTCCCAACCTTTNCCTTGAATTTTACCTTCTTTAGGTCCACGTTTGGATGATTTTAACCATAGAACTCCTAGCCTGTCTATCTTTTTCCCAAAACACTCTTCATAACATTTAGCGTAAACAGCGGTCTGCAAATCATAAGTCGTTTGTAAGTGGTTTGATGTTTTGAAATCTATAATCCATAGTTCATCATCTATTTCACATACTAAATCGCATGTACCTGCTACTTTAAGCTCATCTGAAAATAAATGTACTTCAGCTTCTAGTAGTGTTGGTTTATATGTTTCCCAAAAATCTACAAATTTTAGAAACATTTGCCATACCATTGGATCATATAAAGGGTTGCCTGCTTCAGATAAGAAATTTAATTCCTTACCGTTTAGGTAATCTTCACACATTTCGTGTACTTGAGTACCTTCATCTGCTGCTTTTCTAACAATGTAGTCAGCACTGTATCCTACTTTTTTAAGCCAGTCTTGGAAAAATTTACCTTTTGGGTAGCAACTTAAAACGTATGTGATGGATGGGTAGTATTTACCATTACGTCTGTAATATCTAGAATCTGGTAATGTTATTTGTTTAGCATCTTCAGATATTTCAAGTATCCTATTGTATTTTTTCTTAATGTTTCTTTTACTCATATTAATGAGATTTTCTTCTCCATTAAATCGTATTGATCTATTGGTTCAGTGTTTTGAATTAGCTTAGTGAAATAGGAAAAACCTAAATCGCTTGGATCTTTTCCATCTAATTCTACAAGGTATACTTCTTTACCTTGGTTTAGTAAATATTCGCAATGTTTTAGTGCTTGTTTTATAGCGTCAGTATCTAGTGCTATGTATATTTTTTTAACAGTTGATTGTACTATTCTTTTTAATAGTGTAGATTGTATGTTTTTACCTAGTAAAGGTATAGCATTTCGTTTTATTGCTATAGCGTCAAATGGACCCTCACATAATACTAATGGCGAATCCCAGTTTATGAATAGTTCAAATGGTATTATATCTCTTGAACATTCTGGGTTTCTGTATTTTACAAATGGATCTTGTTCAAATGAACGACCTGTAAAATAATTTAATGTACCATCTTTATCATATGATGGTATAATGATCATGTTTTGGTATCTTCCAAAATCACAGTACCCAATATTGTATTTTATAATATCATCATTTGTAACACCTCTACTTTTTAAATAGTAATATGCTTGTTTCCATTTTATAGTTTTATCATCTAGAAATAGGGGCATAAATTCTTTGGGTAATTCTACTATGTTTTCTACTATAACTTCTTCTACGTGGCTACCTGTTTTAACTAGTTTACCTAGTTCTATAAACTTGTCAGGTGATACCTTAAGTGCTTTAAATAAACTTCTTATTGTTTTACCTTTTTTACCACATACCCAACATTGGAATGGGTTAAATCCTTTCTTGTTTTCTGTGAAATTAACTTCTAGTTTTGGTTTATGATGATTGCAAAAGGGACAATGGTATGCTTGATTACCTCGTGCTGTCCTCTTTCCTGTCCCTAAAACCGTATTAACTAGATTAACTAGTAGTTCATTTACCATGTGTTATAATATACGAAATGTATTTTATAATTCAAAATCTTTTGTGAAAAATTTACCTAGTATATTGTCATTAAAATATTCATCTGGTTTTTCTAAAACTTGATGTACAAATTGGTATTGTGTTTCGTAGTAGGTTAAAAGTTTTTTGTCTGGGGCTGTTTTGATTATGTGACGTTCAAAATTTTCTATTGGTTCTAATTCCATTACTTCTTTAAGTAATTTATTTGAACCCCAATAAGATTCCCAATCAGATTCTTTTATTGCTATTTTATAAGATGGTTTTCTACCTACTACACCTTCATATAAAGCTAAATCTTTTTTAGTTAATTTAACTTTTCGATTAAAATATAATACTTTTTTACCTATATAGGATTTACCCGTAGGTTTATGTACTATTCTATAAACGAATCCGAATGTGTTATTTGGGAAATCTGAAATTGTTGATATTGGTTCTCCTTTGAGTCCTATCCATTCCATATATTTGTTTTGATTAGTATTACTATCCTTCTAGAGCTTCTACTTTAGCTTGAAGTTTTTGTATAGCCCCATACATCATTTTTATTATTTGATCAGAGTCTAAAGTTAATACATCTTCTATTACTTCAGAACCAGCTAAAACATCTTTAACTCTATCACCATTTTGTATAATACTTACCCCATCAGATGCGGTTATTGCAGAGCCTGTATAGTTAACCCAAGTTGTAAATGAACTAGATTGAATTGCTCTAGGTAAAGAACCACTTACATCTTGAGCTATCCATCCTACTTGATGTACATCTGGTAAAGGATATTTAGTATACTTATCTACATAATTAAATCTTTTTAGGGGTATATTTTTAATAACATCATAGCAAATATCTAAAGATGCTGTTATAATATTTTCTTTTAATCTATGATCAGATGTAGTATCCCATGTAGTGCCCGAGGATTTATATCCTTTTGCCCCTCCTAATTCTAATGTATGGGTTACTAATAAACCTCCTCTTGAAGCACCGTAAGCTCCAGGCCTTGAACTATCACTGTTACCCGCTAAATACAATGTCATTTTTCCATTTGCGGTTTTAGTATTACCAAACTGAATATTGTTAGTAGTACTAAAGTTATTATTAATAAAAAAACTAGATCCTACATTTCCTGCACTAAGTGAAGTATATGTTGAAAAATTAGTAAATGAAGCTGAAGTTTGAGTATTAGCTGCATTTTTTCCCCTTAATATTAGATCTGAAGTTGTAGTATCTGTAGTAAATTTAATCCTANTATTNGCAAAATCAGCATCATTAGAAGATATTCCAATATTTAAAGCGTCTACACCACTATTACCATAAAAATAGGCTTTATCCGTATTACTTATACCTGTAATATCCCCATTAACTCCTGATACTAATCTTCCTGTAAGAGGGCCAAAATTAGCAGTTGATGGAAGGGTAGCTATATTGGATGCACCTAAAACTGAACCCGAAATTCCCACTTTTGTAAAAGTACTATTAGTTTCTATACTTGTTACTCTTGTAGAAAATGAACCACTGTCAGTTTTTAAATTTGTTACTCTTGTACTAAATGAAGAACTAGCAGCATTAAATGAACCTGAAATGATTGGAGCTGTTAAACTTCTTATTAATGTAGCATTAGTTCCTAATGAACCTGAAATACCCGCGGCTGAAAAGGCACTTCCTCCAGCAGCAGCTAAAGAAGTAGCAACATTAGAAAATCCGGGGATTGATAAAACCCCAGACATACTAATATCGGTTTGAGTTGTACCATCTAAAGCATCAATAATGTTAGTAATTTGAGTTGCTGTAATGTTTTGTCCTGTTGCTATACCTGTTTTTGGAATTGTTGCCATGTGTATAAATATTATAAATCTAAGTTAACTAATATAGTTGTGTCAGTTATGTTTGAACTTTGTAGAGGTTGTGATAATTTTCCTACAGCTACTAATTGATTAGCATTATTATATAATCCTACTGTTGTAATATAAGGTTGGAAATATGATCCTGTTAAAAAATCATATACTACCCCACTATTTACACTACCTGAAATAGCAGATGGGTTTTGGGTGTAATTAAACTCATTAGGAGAAAAGGTGGTTTTATATTGGGATTCATATATCGTCATTGTACTTTGAAATGAACAAGTAACATTATTTTCAGTTATGATATCAGGTAAGCCTGTAGCATCTCCCGAACCATAAGTTACAGATCCATATAAAGCAGACCCATATACAGCTCCTACTAGTGAAGTACTTATACCTGTTATTATTATCATACCATGTTGGTATATAATATCTCCTACCTTACCTCCACTTTGAAATAAATTACCTTCACCATCATCTGTTATAGTATTACCTGCATATTCAAATCTAAAACTTCCAGGTTTAATATTTTCACCAAATAAGTTTGAGGGGATTGATATGACTCCTATTTCATCATTTAATACTGTTGGAAATACTCTGTTAGCATCTAAAGTATTAGATAAATAATTATAATATGAAGGTTGATCAGGGCCACCTTGTCCTATTCTAACCCCATCTGTGTTTATAGAAGAAGTAAAAGCAGGGAACCATCTTCACCTCTTAAATAATTAGTATAGTATAATTGTTTTATTGAGTTATATATTAAAGCCTGAGATTCTGTTTCTATTTGGCCTGTAATATTAGATCCCGAAATATAAGGGGTATTTTTTCCTGTAAATCTGTCTATACTTACATTTGATTGAAGAAAAGATCCTGAACCTTGAAAAGAAAAACTTTTGTTTACTTTAAATGGAGTTACTATAACATCCGATGTGGTAAATGGCTTGTATACACTCATTCATCCTAAAAATCTAATTTTACTCTTATTAAGCTTTCTTTTGTAAAATCTTTAAGTAGTGGTCTTGATAGTTTTGCTACTGCAACTAATTCATTTGAATCATTATACATTCCTACAGTTGTAATATAAGATTGAGGATTATTAATAAAACTATCATATATTATTTNACCTGTTGAACCTGATATATATGAAGGATTTGTAGAATAGTTAAACTCTGAGTTTCTAGATCTAACAAATATATAATCCGATGTAACTGTTTCCTGAGCATTTAATTGAAAAGATCCACCATTAATAATAGCATTTACTAAAGTTTTTTGATTAGTACCATTTGTTAAATTAGCTGTTGTTGTAGCAGTAACTCCTGCAAACTGAGATAATGCTGAAGGATTTAATAAAATTGTTCCTATATCTGGTAGAAATAAACCATATGAACCTGAGGCTGCTACATATCCACTTTGACCAAATTTACTACCATTTGAACCCGATACTACTTGGTATGCTCTATTTGATCCTAAAAATGTAGCTGTTGTTTCACTATTAACATCAGCTGTTAAATGTACTGTAGTAGTTCCTGTTAATTTTAAATTAAAAGTATTTGGGAATAATTTTTCTTTATACCTTGCTCTATCTACAGATATTACCCAAAAATCATCTGGGGATAAAGTATTTGAACCAATTCCATATATAAAATTTGTATTTTCATCTTCTAATACTAAAGATCTGTATTGGCCATATATAGATGTAGCAGGTGTTAATCTTGGAATACTAGTATTAAAATATTCACTACCACTTCCTAATTTATTTCCATAAGCTACATCAAATTGAATTTCGGACCCTGCTAAATTAGATGCAGTTTGATATACACTAATATAATAGTTTCCTGAAGTACCAGCTTCTTGTACTGAAGATGTAAAAAATTCTGTTAATGTTGGTAAATTAGTAGACCAAGCTACTGATTGTATTGCATCTGCGCTTACTACAAAATCTTCTGCGTCTAATCTTTTAAATCCCATTTTTAAGTTGTTTTAGTAATTG